CAATGAGAACCTCGCTTGGGGGAATGAGTTGGGTACTGATGTTATCAATATGATGACTTGGTATCAGGAGCAGAGTACCCAGTTGTATATTATTGGAGTCAACGGCTGGCTATACTTTCGCTGTTGTGTGAACCCATCAGGAAAATTCACTACGTTAACTGACAACACCATTGCTTTGATGCGTGTTTTTTTGTATGTGATTGCTTGTGGTTGTAGCACGGTGGCTGAAGTGCTGGCTGAATACTCCCGTACACCAGCAAAGATGATGGGTGATGATTCTATTGCTCAGTGGAGGCCATGGATGGAACAACTGATTCCTCGAGCTCGTGATTTGGGCTTTGAGTTGAAGTTGGAAGTTCCAATTTCGCCTCTGCGTGATGCTGTCTTCCTCAACGCTGGGTTTCACTGGTCAGGCCTTATGTGGTATTTCAGGCCAAACTATGACAAGATACGCGCGTCGATTTTCTTCCTTTGGAAATCGAGGAGTTGGCGTTTAGCGTATGTCAAAGTCTGTGCTTACAGGATGATGGTATTTCCTTTTGCTGAATACCGTCGAGAAGCTGATCGTCTCCTCAGATACATCATTGAAAAACATGGTGATGAGATGAGGAACGAGCACTCGATGGATAGTAAGATTACGTATCACTCGGCGATTGCGTCGTTGATGACTGATGAGGAGAACCATTTTTTGACAACTGGGTTGGAGTCGTGTCGTGATGTGTTCACGCATCGATTCTCTCTTGGAAGTCTTGCGGCTGCTGCGGTTGAGCACCATGGCGCTACGGCAGGTCAGTCTGTTGCATTCCGTTCATGGACGGGGCAGGATGATCTGTTATGGCGCGATACTCAGTCGTTTGCAAGGCTTCGGCCTGGTCGCTTAAACCTGTTTGACAGTTGGGTTGATTCGTGGAGGTCTGCAGACTTCGCGATCGTTGAATAGAAATTTCAAGTAGTCGATATGTAATTAGATATCTTCTTGAAATATTTCTAGACCCTGGTCTGGATAACTGCTTTTGCGTCGTTTGCTATTGTATTTTAGTTTGTCTGTGCTTTTTGATTGTTGCATGCCTGTGTTTACTGTTGCGCTTGTTCGTGCTTGTCAACGTTTGAGGTGGATTGATAGTCGCTGGTTTCCGTACATAGAGTTACTCTGGTACGTTGTATTAGTGACTCTTTTCACCTTTCTTGGTAGTAAGTGCTTGTGCTTTAGTGATTAAGTTTGTGTGACTGTTTTTAAGTTTGACATGTCTACTTCTGACGTGGCGAGATCGGAGAGGGTGTTAGCGAAGGTTGGTGCTGCCTTGGGGATCACTCCCCAAGGCGCAGAGTGGCTTAAGGCTGCTATTGATCCTTTCCATGACACTCCTCTTAATGTGTGTGGGTATCCTGATATAATGAGGCGGCTTCGGTCGTGCAAGTTGTCAGGCTTTCTACCCCTATTTCGGTCCCTGCCTCAGTGACTGCTAACACCAACTGGGATTGTCATGTTCATTTTTTTCCTTGGCTTGTTGCTGGACCCGGGCTCACTGGAGTCATCCAGACAAATAGT